CATTAATTGTTTAGCTTGAGCGATTGCTCTGCTTAAATCTTTATCAAATACTGTTTGTAATTCTTCTTCGCTGTATTCTTTATCAGCAACGAAATTATCTGCTGGGACAACTTTGTGACCCCAACCGATAGTGTCGAACCCTTCGGTATCTTGATATATTTTGTTTCTAAAACCTTCACTTAATTTAACTGATTTTGATAATTCTTCGTAGCTCAAACTTTAACCCTTCTTTTAATAACTTTACTTAATGTTTTTGCCTGTTTAGCATGTGTTTTTGACGCTTTCTTTAAAGCTTTTACAACCTTTTTAACTGTTTTTGTTTTTTTCTTTGCTAGTCCACCTTTTGCACTTCCAAATGCTATTTTTTTGCTTACAACCTCATAGTCTTTACCCTGCCTGAATCCCGCATTTTGTAATTCTTTTAAAAGTTTATCCGTTGCTAAAGGTGGCGACGGTGGTTTCATAGTGCCTTTATATTTAATATATCTATCAGACATTATTTCTTTTTAAACAATCCAATAGCACTAGATCCTGCCTTGATGCCAAAGCTTGCTGAAATCGCAATATATAACAAATTATGATAATACGACGGTAGGTCTTGCAAAGCGATAAACCCTTGATGAACATGTTCTTGTAAGGGCGTGAATACTAAAACTGCTGGAAGTAGTAGGACAATTAATGCTACCTCATCTTTCCAGCTGCCTTTCATTTGGTCAACGGCACTTTGCTCCCATGCAACCTTGCCAGCAATTTGATCTTCTTTAAGTTTCTGTGTAGCTTTTATTTCAGTAAGTTTTAATTCTTGCTTTGCTTTTTTTGTTTCGACAAAACCCTTGACGCCATCAGCGACGACGCCAAGTAAGGGCTTTGCTAATAATTGCCAAACCATTAATTTAGATTGCTCCTATAATTATAATTACGATTAATGCTACGATACCAGCTTTAATCCAGTCTTTCATACTCCAGTCTGACCACTCTTTTAAATGATCCCATAAGTCTGATAAAAGTTTCATAGAAACCTCCTTTGTTAAAGTTGCGAAGTATACTACTTTACGCCTTTGAATGGAACTTTTTTAATTTGCATTTTACTAGTTTGACCTTGTGGTCCTGATCCTTTGTTTTGTTTTACAACAAATGGGGAATAAGTGATTGCAGCATCTGATGCTACAATAGTATTTGGAAAAGGATTTTTAAAAGGCACCTTAGTCATTTTTGCATTTTTAAATTTCATACTTTTACCCTTCTTTTAATCGCACCACCTCTTTTGAGTCCTTTAGCTTTGAGCGCAGCTGTAGCTTTCGCTAACCCACCGCCTTTCATAAAACCCATTTTATTTCTCACAGCTTTAGGAAGCTTAGGTAGTCCTTTGTTATTTTTTGGTACTGGTTTTAATCTTTTTTTCATATCAGTGAATAGTTACGTTATCAGACATATCTTTTAACGTTTGTTCTGCTAGTTGTAAAGCCTGATAATCCTCCATCGTAATCTTCAAAAGATCCTTAGCAACACAGGCCATTGCCTCAAACATGATAAAATTTTCATCTAATGAGAGATTTTTATCAATAATAAGATCTCTCAGCTCAATGATAAATCTATTAAGTTGTTCTTCTTTTGTCACTTTTACCTGCCTTTTTTAGTGCAATAGCAACAGAAAGCCTTTGTTTAGCTTTCTTTTTACTAATACCTTTCTTAGAAGCTAGAGTATTGATTGCCTTTTGTCTACTCTTACTTGCTTTAGCTCTGTTTAGTTCGCTAATATTAGCAGATATTGTTCTTTGACTAGTTCCTTTTTTGAGCGGCATCTAATTTTTGTAAATTTATATTCGCACGTAATTGTGCAATATCTTCTTGTGATTGAATTCTAGCTTGATCTGTTTTTTCTTTTTGTGCTAATTTTTGTTGTTCTAAGTTTAATTTTGAGAAATCAAATTGTGCATCAGTCTGATCTTTCATTGCTCTCATTTGTAATTCTTTTTCTTTTAATGCAATAACAGGATCTGGTTTACCAGCACCAGACATTTGAGCTTGCATCTGTTGAACCTCAGCTAAGAACTGTGCTTCAAGGGCCGCTATCTGACCAACTTTTAATTCATCAACATTTTGTGCTTGTTGACCCATTTGTTGTTCAGCTTGTGCTATTTGAACTTCAACTGCTTCTCTTGCTTTTAATGAAATGTGTTGCATTAAATGTTTATTTAAATCTATGGCCAAAGCTGGTTGTGCTTGCACGATTGGTGATAATCCAAATAATAGATGAGCTTGAATATGGGCGTCATGATTTTGCCCTTCGTATGCCTCAATCTTGTCTAAATCTAATAAACGTTGATGTTCCATTGTAGGGCTCATTGGTTCTGGTTTATCTAGTTTCATAATCTTATCAATATCGGCAACACCTAAAGCCTCATACATTCTTCTGTAAGCTTCTTTGATATTATGTAATTGAGGTGCACTTGTAGCTAATTGCAATTGCGTTTGCGCTAATTGAATTCTTTGAGCCATACTAAACATGTTAGGATCTGCTACGGGGATCACGTCAATTGTATCATCGAAATCATCTGACTTAATCATTCTGTTTCCACCAATGACCGCATAAGGATACTCTGGTGGTAAATATGTCTTAATTACGTCAGCTAGTAATCTGAATTCTTTTTTCATGGAGTAATAAATTCTTTTGTGAATACTGCTCATGATACGGGAGCCACGTTCCAATAACGCTATGGTTGTTCCAACGGGTGCCCCTTGGTTTGCATCACCAACTTGCATATCAGCTATTTGTGCAAATCGTTGGCCTGCTTGCACCACAAACCCTAGAAGAGCGAATAATGTTTGTGATGGTTCTTTGTATGGTAAAGGCATCAATCCATCACGGATCGCGCCTCCTGGTGCATCGACATCTCTAAACTCTCCTGGTTGTAAAGGTGAGTCATCGTCCCTGATCCGTAGGCCACGGGCCTTGAACCCTGCTGGAAGATTCGATAATGTTCCAGAGTCAAGTAACTGTCTAAGAGCTTGAGTAGCAGATCTTGATAATCCACCAATCAAATGCACTAAACCAAATCCATAAAATCCTAAACCTTGTAAAAATTTAAAGTGAACAAAATATTCTTGCTTTGTGTAACTAGAATCACCTTCTTTAAAATTTCTTCTAATAGATAAAACTTTTCTTGTGCCTTCATCAATTGTAACAATGTAAGGTATTTTTATTCCAGAATTTTCGTCTCCGTTTTTATCTTCATATCCAATTAAATCTAGATTTACGTGAAACTCTAAGAGAGACATCATCATGCCTTCGCCTGTAGGTTCAACTCCTTCAAGTCTATCTATTTTATCTTTAACATCATAAGCACTATAAGTTGTTGTATCATCATAAGGTTGTAAATCTATGTCCCTATAGAAACCTGAAACTTGTTTTTTTCTAACTTCGTTTTCACTCATTTGTACACGATGAGTAATTCTTTCGCAGCTCTCAAGGTCTGTTGCAGAATAGGGAACCACAAGATCCTCAGCTGGTATAAATTTAGAGACTGCTCTGCCAAGTTGTGCATCATAATAAACTTTTTTAAATGTTGATCCAGATAACGGTAAGTAGAAAAGCATTTGATCCAACTCTGGAGTGTACTCTTGCATCACGTTAGTGATTTGATAATTCATAAAATCTTTTACTCTTTGAGACTGCATATATTTATCTTGCGTCTCTTCTCCAACTACGTAAGTTCTTACTGGTCCACTAGCTGGCATTAATTCTTTATAAGCGGTTGAACTAAATTGTGTAACTGCCTCTGCTAATAGTGGGTGGGACACGTTACTTGCACCTTGAAAAGGTTCACTTCTTTCTGTGTATTTAAAACCAAGTAAATCTAATCCTTGAGAGTAAGTCTTTTCCCACTCTTCTCTAGATGCTTTGTCACTATCATATTCACTCATAAGATCAGAGGAAATGTTTTGTAATTCATTTTCTTCAATTGATTCAGCTAGATTAGCTGCAAACTCTACTGGCGGTTCATCAGAAACTGTAACTTCTTCCGAAACAATTTCTATTTCTACTGGTTCTTCTTTTTCAATGGCGTCATCAATGGCCTCACCTACGACCGCCTCTATTTTTTTGTCAATATTATCAACCATAATTTTTTATAGATTATTTATCCTTAGTAATAAACATATTTCTTTTTCTCACGTGGCTGATCCTCATAATCATCATTTAGTGATATAAAATTACCCTGACGATATCTCATCAAAGCTTGTGTCATTGTATCAACTAAATCATCATGCTCACCATAAGGAAAAGCTGCACATTCTTCAATCATTTCTTCAGCAAAATGTTTTTCTGGAGCCCACACTACTCCACTTTCAAAAAGTGGGGCAACTGAGTTTACACGTGAAATTTTATCATTACCTTTTGATGGACTAAAACTTACAACAGGAATTCCTACTTGTCTAAGTTCTTGAATCAAAGGTTGACCACTTGCTTTTGCTTCAACAATAATTGTTTCAGGTTCCCAATATTTGTATTGCTCCAAAGCAACTTTTTTAAGTTCTGGGAACTCCCAACGATCCTTTATGCAATCTAAAAGAATAATATTATCTTTATTAAACTCACTACGGAATATCCCCCATGTGCTAATCGCACTAAAGTCAGCTGTTTCTTTTTTACTAAAAGCAGTATCGTAACTTTGTATGACATGTAAAAGTGGAGGAACTTGGTCTTTTTTCCATGTCTTCCACCATTCTCTTTTTACGATTGCACCTATCTCAGAAGTTGGTTGTTGTTGATATTGCGCTTCCCAAGACATTATTGGTAAGTTTGCCTTGATTTTTTCTAATTCTTCTAATTTCCAGTATTCAGGCCATATCGGTTTTCCAGAG